GAATCGTCATCGCGGCCCTCGGCGACTTTATTTCAAACATCATTCACGACGACACAGCGGAACTGGCTCAGCTTGCCCCTCTCGCCGCTACACGCTGGGCCGGCGAGAGACTCAGGTCGATCATCGACCGGGCCGCGAGACTTGCCGACGAGGTAATCGTCGTCACCGCCGTCGGCAACCACGGCCGAAGTGTGATGAAGCCCCGGATCGGCACGGAACACGACCACAGTTTCGAGCAGAATCTCTACCTGATGATGGCGGCGTCTGAGAAGAACGACAACGTCGTGTGGCAAGTTGGGGAAGGCTACCTGAATGTCGTCGATTTGGACGGCTACAGGATCGCCTGCCACCACGGCCACGGGATCACGGGGAATATCCACGTCGGCGCGACTCGTGCGATCGCCCAGTGGCAGAGGTCGACTCCGGTAGACTTGCATGTCTTCGGTCACCACCATCAGTTCTCGTGGTGCCGTGGCAAATACGTGTCGAACGGAAGCCTGATCGGGTACAATGCTTACGCATTGCGGAACCGTTTCGACTACGAGGCTCCGAGCCAGTCGCTCCTCGTGGTCTCTCACGAGCGGCACGAATGCACGCGGGCAATTCCAATCTTTTGTGATCGAGATCTTCAGGAGGAGGCAGGCACATGCAAGTCACGGCAGTCGATGGTGGGCACGTCACGAGCATCGACGAGGCGAACGCGGTCATCCGAAAAATCGTCGAGGCCCGGAAAAGTACGGAAGCGGTGACCGTCGACGACGGAGAGCTTCAGGCCGAGCTTGATGCGGCCGTCGACATGGGCACGGCGACGCCGATGCCGGGGATGTTCGAGATGGCCGAGGGCGACAACCCGAAGGACGTGATCGGCAGCGACAAGCTTCCTCTCCATCTCTGGCCGACGACGGCTAGTGCGATGGGCTGCATCGCTTTGCTCAACGGGGCCTTGAAGTACGGACGCTCGAACTGGAGGGCCGTGGGAGTGCGAGCATCGATCTACGTGGACGCCTGCCAGAGGCACCTCGCGGCGTGGTTCGAGGGCGAAGAGGCCGACGAAGAGGGCGTGCCGCACCTGTCGGCGGCTCTCGCGTGCCTCGCGATCCTCGTCGACTGTCAGGCGGCCGGAAAGCTCAAGGACGATCGGCAGTTCCCGGGAGGACACCGTGAACTGATCGACTCGCTGACGCCTCACGTGGCGAGACTCAAGGAACTGCACTCAGGGCGGAGCCCGCAACACTATGTCAGACAGTGAAATGCTGAGGCTGGCCTGCGAGTACGCGGCCGCTCACTCCGACGACCCTCGCACGAAGAACGGCGCGATCCTCGTGGCAGGCAGGGATCGAGTCTTCGCCGCCAACACGCTCCCGCACGGCGTGCATCGAGCCCCTGAGAGGCTGGAGCCGCCGGTGAAGTACAGGTTCATCGAGCATGCCGAGAGGTCGGCCGTCTACCGCGCCGCCCAGCGAGGCGTCTCCACGGCCGGCTCGCGAGTCTACTGCCCGTGGTTCGCCTGCACGGACTGTGCGAGAGCCCTGATCGTCGCCGGCGTGTCGGAGATCGTCGGTCTCGCCGCCTTGAGAAACGCGACTCCGCATCGGTGGGAGTCCGAGATCACCCTCGCGGAACAAATGCTCCGCGAGGCCGGCGTCGGAATGCGGTGGATCGCCGACAAGGTCAACGCCAAGGTCCGATTCGACGGACGCGACATCTACGTCTAGCCAGCCGGGGGCGAGGCGCCCGACGCCCAGCCTACCCCGTCGGAGTTGCCCCTCCGGCTGGCCTTTCTTCCTCCTCGTGCAGCTTCGGCAGCACGTCGCACGGCGACGGCCCGCTCGCGATGAAGCGGGGATCGACGTAGTAGGCCTTGGCGATCCTCGGCGACGAGTGATCAAGCAGGGCCGTGGCGTCGCCGCCACCCGCAGCGTAATGAGTCGCCGACGAGCGTCTGATCATGTGGAACTTGGTGCGGCGACTGTCGTCGAGACCAGCACGTCGCACGATCTTCCCGAAGACGTGCCAGAGAATCGTCTTCGGACGATCCCAAGAGAAGATGCACTTCGACGGCCCCCTGCCACGGCAGAGTTGCTCGACGAGGTGTTGCGTCTCGATTGAGAGACGGTAGAGCTTGTCCCTTTTCTTGCCCTTGCGATGCTCCGCACGCACGAGCAAGACGCCGTTCGTGTAGTCAGCGACTTGCACGGCCATGATCGCTCCGATCCTCTCGGCCGTCTCCCAAAGCACGCTCACGAGAGCGCGGAAGAACAGAGACGCCGGTGCCTTGTCGACCGTGCCCGGCTCAGAGTCGGTCGCCCGGATCAGCGACTTGATCTGGTCGATCGTCCACGCCGTCGGAATCCGCTCAGGCAGAGTCGCTGGCGGCACGCACGGCTTTTGCTTGATCAAGCCCCGGTCCCACGCGAAGCGAGCGAGACTCAGAAGCTGAGTCCTTTCCTTCTCAGCGGTGAACGCAGAACGATCGCGGGCACGCTTAGCGAGAAACCTCGCGATTGCAAGATCAGAGAGATCATCGAGAGTCGCTCGATGCTCTAGGTACTTGTCAAAGCTGCGAAGTGTGCAGCCGTAGAGGCGGACTGTGTTCTCGCTTTTGCCGCGAAGGCGAAGCGGCGCGAATATCGACTCGAAGAACTCGGAGAGAAGCATGGTGTGATCCCCTGTTGGTTGGTCCCCTCTCTGCGGCCCCCGCCTTGGGATGCCACGAATGAGGGAGTGTGTCACCTCCTTGCTATCACGAAACCCCCTCCAACCCCGTGCTGGAGGGGGTGACGACGCCGCCTGCGTCGTCGCAATCGTCACGTCTGTCAGACTTGAGCGTCCTCGCAGATGTTTTTCTTGAGCCAGCGGCCGATTTTCTTCGCGGCCTGCTCGTGCGACGTGATCTTGCCGGCGAACACGTCGGCGATCACCCACGCGATGCACTCGTCGAGAATCAGGTCTGCCGTGGGGTCGACCCCCCTATAGAAGCGACAGTCTTGTCGAACGATCCGTCGAAACTCTTGGACTGACTGCGGCGCGGTTTTCATTGGTGTCCCTCCGTGAGCTACCGGCCCGGGGAGCGTCCCTCAGGCCCACCAGAAGAATCCTGTCCCCGCCATTATTTGTCAAACGAAATCCGGGGTTTCGCGGTGAAACCCCGGTTTTTTAGTAGGAAAGTACGGATGCAAGGAGGGGCAGCAGATGGCTTTTCACCGACCCGTGTCTATTTCAGAGGCCGCCGACCTGATGGGCTTGACTAAGAGCGGCGTGATCAAGGCAATTGCCACCAAGAGACTTGTCGCGGTCGCCCTCAGCGGGAGGGGGCTGATGCTCAGCCACGAGCAATGCTCAGGCAAGAAGTTCGACGAGGCCGAGTTCAGGAAGCTCTGCAAGAAGTTCGTGTCGGTCCCTGAGGCATGCGACATCGTCTACAAGACGGATTCGATGGTCATGCGAGACCTGAGAGCGGGAAGGATTGCCGGGTTCCGCTTGAACGGCAAAGCGTGGGCCGTCGACAAGCGGTCGGCCGAGCAAGAGTTCGCCGACTATCTCTCTCAGCCACAGCGACGCGGCCAGCCTCGCCGAGTTGGTGACACGAGGTCGCCTCGTCACCTCCGGAAAAAGCCCTTGACCAAAAAGACGACGCCGGTACGATCTCGTCGCGGCAAGTGACTGCCGCCTCTTTTTGCTCTGCACAGTACGGATGCGTGTTCCATGAGCAGCAACGTCGACCACCCGTCGCACTACAACAGCCACCCGGCTGGCATCGAGTGCATCGACGTCGTCGAGTGCATGAGCTTCAACGTCGGCAACGTGATCAAGTATCTGTGGCGAGCGGATCACAAGGGCCACGAGGTGGAAGACCTCCAGAAGGCCCTCTGGTATCTCCAGCGTGAGATTGCTCGTCGAGAGAAAGTACGGACACGGTCTCCTGAGTGGAAGTTCGAGGGCAAGGAGCAAGACAACTATGCGTGAGTTCGTTGTGTCTTCGCTCGTGACCGTGTGCTGCCTCGCTCTGGAGGTCTTCCTGTTGTCGATCGGGTGGAACCTGTCCCGCACGCTCTTCGTCGGGGTGCCAGAAATGCACCTCGGCGAAGCCGTGGGGCTGTTCGTTTTCTTCAAGATCGTGGGCCTTCAGTTTCGGCCGCCACTCCGCGTCACGCTGCCGAAATGATGGCTGAAATCCTCAACCTGATCGACGGCCTGCCGCACGAAGCGTGGCTGATTTGTCTTCTGATTGTCTCAATGCTTGCATGGAGGTTTGACGGTGCTGGATCTCGTTGAAAAAGTCGAGCGATGGGCGACCGATCGCCAGATCATCGCGAATAGCACGCCGATGGCTCAGCTTCTCAAGAGCCTCTCGGAGATGGGCGAGCTTGCCGACGCCACCTTGAAGAACGACCGCGACGGGATCGTCGACGGCGTCGGCGACGTCCTCGTGACTCTGATCCTCTACGCGAGGCTACAGGGCATTCACATCGAGGACTGCCTCGCGACCGCGTACCACACGATCAAGGACCGCAGGGGGCGGCTCACTCCCGAGGGCGTGTTCGTCAAGGAGTCGTGATGAACAACTCCGTTCGATTCTTTCCCTACTGGAACCCAAGCGACATCCGTCAGGTGGTTGGGCTGCTCACGATGGTGAACGCCGTATTCGAGCAGAACCCAGCGGCGTCTCGGTGGATCGAGATCGGCTCGCTGAACGGCGAGTCGGCGACGTTGTTCTTGGGGTTCCCTCAGATCAAGAAGCTCCAGCTTGTCGAGCAGTCGAAGCGTCACGCAGAGGCCCTGAGGACTAGATTCGTCTGGCCGATCGCCGAGGGGCGGTGCGAGGTGTACGCGACCTACTCGACGAGCTTTGCGTCGACGGTGGAGAGCGAGAGCGTCGACGTCGTCTACATCGACGGCTCGCACAAGTACGAGGACGTGGTGAAGGACATCGAGTCTTTCTGGCCGACGGTCGACGTCGGCGGGTTTCTGTGCGGCCACGACTACATGAGGGACTGGCCGGGAGTGACGAAGGCGGTCGACGAGTTCGTGAGCGGGCACGCCCTCTCGCGGCCGAGGCGATTCGAGGATGGAAGCTGGCTCATTTCCAAGGAGGGGTGATGGCAATTCAGAACAAGAAGCGTCGTCAGATCGACGTGCCGATGCTGTTTCGACTGTGGACGGACAAGACTCTTGAGGTTCGCGAGATCGCGTCGCGACTCGACGTCTCGTCCAGCACCGTACTCAAAGAGGCGTCGAGGCGGGGCCTGCCGAAGAGGCGTCGGCAAGTCACGACGAAGCTGTTCGACGACTCTGAGCCGACGCCGGAGATGATCGCCGAGTACGAGCGTCGCAAGGCCGAGGTCAAGGCGAAGCACTTCGCAGACATGAGGAGCAAGGCATGATCAGAAGAGACTTTTTCAAGACGCTCCTCGCCGCGACCGCCGGCCTCGCCGCGTCGCGGGCAGGGGCGGCCCTGCCCTCAGCGGCACCGCCGAAGCCGGAGAGGGAGTGGGAGAAGCAGATCGCCGAGATGCTCAAGAAGTGTGTCGTGGTCGGCATCCAGCAACACGCGACCCTCGACGGCCCGACCTACTGGGAGGTCGAGTACATCTACGATCCCGACAAAAAATGGCGAGGCGCGAGGCTCAACGACGAACTGAAGCGGTCCATGCCGGCGAAGGCTGGCATGAGGGACGTCACAGTCACGGCCGAGGCTTCGAGAGCTTCGGACACTCTGTTCAACGACTGGGGCATCCGCCTGACTGACGACGAGCCTGAGTACCACATCACCGTGACATGGGTAACGGCATGAGTAACGGCGACCGCGAATTCTTCGGCATCCTCGCCGGTGTCATCCTTGTCATCGCAGTGATGCTCGTCGCGATGATAATTGCCTCCAATCGCCCTGAGCCGGCCGTCCGCGACCTCACTGAGAGCTACGCCATGCCGCCGCACCTCGCCGGCTGCAAGGTTTTCTTGCTCCTCCCGAAGGGGCACGGCAGAGGGCTCTACGTCGTGACCGACGGCGAGCGGCCACTCGCGACCTCGTGGGATGAAGTCCACTCGAAGCACACTGAGCGGGTGACGGTGGAGACGCCATGAGCGACATCGCAAGAGACCTACGCGCCGCAGCCTACGTCCTGCTTGAGTGCCCTGAACACGCAGAGACGGTTGACGGCGGTGTCTTGGTCAATCTGCACAAGCGGGCCGACGAGTTGAATGCCGCCGCCGACGAGATCGAGCGTCTGCGTGCGATGCTGCTGTCGGCGGAAGAGCCGGCCGCGTGGGCGGTCACGATGGGGGACGGCTCTACCTACGAAGCGTTCGCCGCTCACCAGCGTGGCGAGGCTGAGGCGCTTGCGAACGAGTGTCGATTTGGGAACAAGAGCTTACCTCTCCCTCTGGCTCCGCTGTATCTGCGAACGCAGCCCGCGCTCACAGCCGAGGAGCGAAAGACGATTGAGTGGTTTTCGCGGTTGTCGTATGGCGATGGCGGCCCATTGCCAACTTACTGCGCCACGCTCCGCGCCATGCTGGAGAGAACCAAGTGACTGACCGCGACACGTTCGCCGCAGCGGCGTTGACGGGGCTGCTGGCCCAAGGCGATGACGGCTCGTTCTCGGAGGAGTCCTACGTCCGCTCTGCCTACCGATGGGCCGACGCCATGCTCCGCGAGCGTGAGCAAACAAAAGAAAAAGACGCCAGTTTTTCTTGCACGAATCATGACGCCGCGCCGGCGGCGACAGCCCGTACAGATGCCGACAGGGCCCGCACTGATAAAGCGGCCACCCGACCCGGCGAGGGCACCGGCGATATTCCAGATTCCAGAACGCGACTCTCCGAAGCCGAGATCGACGCTATTGAGCGTGTGGTCGAGGACGGCAGAATCGCCAGCATGAGCATCTACGGCGTAATGCGGTCGCTGCTCGTCAGGGTGCGGCCGGAGTGGGAGGCGAAGCCATGAGTATCCAGTCCCGAGCCACTCGCCCCACATCCCTAAGCGACTTCGGTCGCGTCGGTGCCGTTCCTGAATTGGTTCGCGTCTTGGTGTTGTCGCCACCATCCCGAGAGCAGCATGTCCTTCGGATGCTTATTCGCAGGCCATACGAAGGGCTTCGTCTGCCGCATGAACTGCAATGGGTGTTGCCGCTGGTTGGCGTAGCAGAGTCGCGTCAGGCAGTCATTGCAAGGCACCCATTTCTGTATCTGACGGTTCGCAACGGAGTCGTCGCGAGCGTCGGGGACGACAGGTGGCATGTCGATGGGTTCTCCATGCAGTACCACCATCTGCCAGAGCAGAACTACACATGGACCGACTACGCAGGCACCGAATACTACGACGGACCGTGCGAGATACCCGACGACTTCGATCCGTTTCGGCACAACCTACACAGCTACATCCAGACACAAGTCAATCCGGCCAAGGTTCGCCGCACGCTCCCCTACTACGCTTACGTCATGGACCCGTATGTGATCCATCGTCGACCCCCGGAAACGTCGGGGCGGCGGCGGTGTTTTGTGCGTCTCTCCTACACGCCAATAGAGATTGCTGACAGAAACAACACGCCAAACCCGCTTCTGCCGACGAACTACACGCGAGACGGCGTCAAGGACTTCCGAGACGCGCTGGTAAGGTACGAAGAGGATGTTAGAGCATGACACGCGAAATCGGCCCCGAACTCGTCGCCCGCATCCGGCACGTTGCCGACAGCCTAGAGGCTATCGCGCGTGGCGAGGTCGATAGCCCGCAGCCTTTCATCGCCGCGTACGCGGTGTACCTCAACGGCGTCTACGACTCGTCATACGGCCCTGACGCGATTGATGAGGCGATGGAGATCGCCGCCGACTGCAACGGCGAGGTGGTGCCGCTCTACCGTACACCGCAGACGCACGCTACACCGAGCGAGGGTACACGGCAGGAGCGGTGTACACTCACGCGCCAAGGCGCGGCTGCGAACTGCGTATGTGCCGGACGACGAGACTGCCGCTACGCTGCGCGGTCTTCTTGATCGGACGAAGTGAGAACGTGAAGGATCAGGAGCGGCGAACGATGAGCAACGACAACACGCAAGACAAGGCCGAGCCGTCTCCTGCATCCGCTGGTTCTCGCGTTGTGGCGTGGGCAGTTGTGAACCCAAGCGGCGGCACTCGCTTCCTTGGCCTGACAAACGAAGACGCACAGCGGGAGGCGACCACCAGCGAGCGGGTTGTGCCAGTGCATTGGCCCACGCTCACCGACGAGGAGCGGGAGGCGATCCATCGCGCCGAGGCGCGGCTGCGAACTGCTTATGTCCCGGACGACGCGACTGCCGCCACGCTCCGCGAGCTGCTGAAGCGTCTCGCTTGACGCAGTCTTTACCGTGAGTCGCATGAGGCCGCGCAGTGCGGCCTGGCTCACGGAGGACTGCCATGCGTTTCGCACTTCTTGCTCTCGCCGCCCTGCTCTGCTCGGCGGCTCACGCCGACACCGTCTGCATCAACGGACGATGCAGCCTGCTGCGTCCGCAGCGTGTCGTGGTTCACAGTGACGCACCTGCCAGCGTCATCGTCAGCACGCCGCGTAGCGTGACCGTAGTGTCGGCTCAGTCGCACGCCGACCACCTGGCAAGCACCAACACGTTCGTCCACTGCGGACGGCGTGGAAGCGGCTACGAAGGCTTGGGGTTCTCGACCTCGTCGCCCGACCATGCGTGCCGCTCGGCATGTTTCTGGGGCACAAGGCGCGTCCGTGAGATCGGCACCGCCTGGTGCCCGGCGCGGCGCGGCTGGATCGCAGTGGTTCGATACGAGTGACCGATAGGCAAGCCCGTCCAGCGCCCTGATGCTGGACGGGCTTGCCTCGGGCGCAAGGCCGCGAGGTGCAATCACAATGAAGCTCGTCTGGTTCCCATCGTGGTCATGCCAGAACTACAGCGCTGGCCACAGCTACGGCCGAAAATGCCCCTACTGTCCATACTCAATCGACAAGCAAACGAACCGCCTGATCTTTGACAGCAAGATCACGTCGTCCGACGAGCGTGCCCCAGCTGCGGACCTCGTCGCGTTCTTCGCCGCCAACTACGACGCGATGGGCGGGCACCTGGAGATCAGCGGCGGCGAGGCGCTGATGCGTCTCGACCTGCCCGAGATCCTCGCGGCGATTCCGCATCGCTGGGCGATCACGAGCAACACGCTGATGAGCACGGCGATTCAGCGGCTCATCGCCACGGGTGCACTCGAGCGATGCGTTGCCTGGACTGCGTCGTGGCATCCGTGCAGCGGCATGGAGGACTCGTACAGCCGCAGCATCCGTATGCTCGCGGAGTGCGGCCGTCCTGCTCGGGCAACGGTCGTGATTGCCGACTCGACGATTGAGAAGCTCGCCGAGACGCTCGCGTACCTCCGCTCGCTGCCGCTGGCGGGAATCAACTGGCACCTCGACACGCATGGCCCGGCGGACGTGTCGCACCTCAAGGCGGCGGCTGAGGAGGTCCTCGGGCCGGGCAACGTCTACCTCGCTGGACCGCCGCCGCAGGGGAAGCTCTGCAATCGGCACGACAAGCTCATGGCAGTCGGAGCGGACGGCTCGCTCTATCAGTGCGTGACGTTCGCCTACCAAGACATCGAGCCAATCTGCAAAGTCGACGACAGCGTGCGACTGGACGAATTGGAGCGTCGTGTCGAGTGGTGCGACGCTGTCTGCTTTGCCTGCTGCGACCATGTGAAGCACGAGGGCTGAGTGATGGAGTCTCCACCGGATCACCTGCTGTACCCGTTAGACGTGTTCGTCGAGGACTTCAAGGCGAACTACGAGCGAGGCGTCGACGTCTTGCGTGATACCGACGTGGCATTCGTCGGTCTTGCCCGCAACTGCGACAAGTGGCTGGCGGGCAATCTCGCTCGCCTGGTGCAGCTGTGCGACGGCGTCCGCTCGTGGCGGCTGCACGTTCGCACGAACGACAACACCGACGAGACGCCGCGGGTGCTGCAGGAGTTCTGCCAGGAGTATCCGCAGGCGTCCTACATCGACCAGACGCTCGGCCGGAAACACTACGGAGCCGAATGGGCTGGACCCCGGACGCAGGCGCTTGCGGAGTACCGGACGGAGTGTCAGTCGTGGGTAAGGGAGTCCGCGTCGAATGCCGGCTTGGTCGTGGCAATTGACTTCGATATGTGGGGCGGCTGGAGCCACGCAGGATTCATGCACGGCGTGGGAGCACTGGCTGACAATCCGCACGCTTACGGTATGGCGAGCGTGTCGCTGATGCGGCACTTCCAGATGGTGATGAGCCCCGCGGGCGAAGCGAAGCGGGAGAGAACGTGGCTGCACTACGACTGCTGGGCGTTGCGGCTCAACTCGAGCTACGACGACTACACGGCAGGCAGCGGCGGCTGGAAGCACAGCTGGCTTCCGCCTGTAGGATCGCCGTGCGTCCCGGTGTCGTCTGCGTTCGGCGGCATGACGATCTACGAGACCGGCGCGTATCTGTCTGGCACCTATGACGGCAGCGACTGCGAGCACGTTCCGTTCCATGCGTCCATCGCGGCGAAGACAGGCAGGTCGCTCTACCTCGATCCGGCGATGAGGACGGTGATGTCGTGGCTGGATTGACGGCGACGATCAACGTGCTTTCGTTTCGTGCGGATTGGGATTCGCACATGCCGATCGCTGCACTGTGCGTCCGCTACACAATTTCCAAGGACCAGGTCATTCGCCTGCGTGACCTCTGGGATCTGCCGCTGCGGAACAATCGCCGTCTGCGGTACAAGCCTGCCCGCGGCGAGACGCGCGACCCTACGCCGGCCGAGATCGAGCAACGCTGCAAGGAAGTGCAGGCGCGATGGGATGATCGCACCAGGCAGGAGCGGTCGGTCATCAAGCCTCGGCCGGTGACGCTCAAGCGAATCGAAATGACCGACGAGGCTCGCCAAGCGTTCGACGAGCTCCCGGTGGAAGAATGAGTCGCGAGCACGACTACATCGAACGGCGGATCGTCATCGAGTACGGGCGTCGGTACGTGTACCTGACGATGACGGACGCCACGGCGAAGCTCGTGCCGGGCCGGGAGGAGGTCTTCACGCAGCCGTTCCTGCTGGAGCGGCGCGACGCCCACGACGAGGCGGATGACTGCTGGCAGGCGTGCTACCAGCACATCAGCGATGCCGTCGTGTTCCCGATGCCCCTGCAAGGGGACGGGGGGCAGGCGGCAGAATCGACGGAGGACGATTCGCCGCCCTCTGGATGACGCTGCCGTGGACGCCGCCGACAACCTCCAGACAGTCGCCGCCAAGGCCAATGCGTTCCTGGCGGCTGCCCGCGAGCAAGCCGCGGACGGCCTGACATGGGCCGAGTTCGGCCGGCTGCTCGTGCAGTTACTGCACCTGCTCGTCGCCGGGCTCGACGCCGTGACGACGCTGTCGGGTGCAGAGAAGAAGGCGGTCGTGCTGACGGCCGCCGCCGCCCTGTTCGATTCATTCGCTGACAAGTGCGTCCCGCTGACCGTCTGGCCGGCGTGGCTGCTTATTCGGCCGGCGACTCGCGTGCTCATCCTGTCGCTCGCCGCCGGTGCGATCGAAGCCCTGCTCGCAATCACGAGGAGAGACCCCGCATGATGACCTTGCTCATCGTCGCCGCTGCCGTGGCCTGGCTCATGTGGCCGACCGGCAAGGCGACGCCATCACAGGCGATGCCGCTGCCGTCTGACCTGTTCCGAGTGCCGCCGCCTGCGGCACCAGCCACGCCGGATGCCAGGACTGCGATTGACAGCCTGCTGGCCGTGCGTGACCGGCTGTCCGCTGGTGGCCCGCTCGACGAGGAGAGCGGTG